CCAGTGCAACCCATCAACAGTTTGTAGGGGCTTTGGACCCTCACGCCGCCCATGGTCAGCATGGCCGTTTTAGTTGCCGGGCGGTGTTGGCCGCCCTGGGTGGTGCTATACATCTTCTTTATCCTGCTGCCTTGCTTTCTTCATTAAGTACCGCTCTTTATCATTTCTGGTAAAGAAAACGGGACGTGTGGTGATTCCGGCGGCATCCAGTTTTTTCTTTATCTCTTTTAATTCCTCCCGGTAAATACTTTGCATCCTGCTTGATGGTTTTCTTGTATAATCCAATGGGGCTTCCGATACATTTAACAGTTCCCGTAAAATCTCGGCCGTGGTTGCCCCGTACTGTCTGAAATATCCATGTTCTATATATGTTTTCTGCCAGACGAACAATTTAAAGCCCAGGGCCTTTTCCACCGCTTCCAGGGTCTTTTCCAGGTCCGGGTCCATTGGCACCGTCCTATAAATCCAATCCATATTCTTATCCATGTTAAGTTCCTTTTCATCCTCTCTTATAGTCATACTCACTAAACCATTTTATGGAATTAAAGATTTTCCTATTGTTTACCCACCGTTGAATAAGCCTTACCGTATCATTTCCCTTTGTAGCTTCCTTGTTGTAAATCATTACATAGGGGTTATATCCCAGGTCTCTTAATGTGTATATGCGTTCCAAATCCTGCTCTATTGTGGTGTTAAAATTTGTCAGCACATACACACTCATTTTCCTTTTATCCCACCCGGTAATTTCCTTAAATGCCTTTAGTTTTGGAACAATGATTTCTTTATCCTCGTAACGGTCCCAGGCAAAATGAACACTATCAACCTTTATTTTCCGTAACAGTTCCATTTTTTCATCCGTCAACATCCTGGCATCAATCCCCTGGTTTATGTTTACCGTTGCCCCACTATCAATAAGCTGCCATAATAAATTTTTCCAGTCCCTACACGCTATTACATTAGGGTCACATAAGACAATATTTTTCTGTCCTTTCCAAAACTCTGACAAATCCGCCACTTTTACAGAACACTTTCCCTCTTTCGCCGCCACATGGCAAAAATTACAACCTCTAGGGCATCCCCGTGTAAGGAATCCATATGCGGTATTTTTGCAAAGTTCCGGGTATAGTCCATAATCCGGGTAAGTATGTTCTATCTCATACGGCAATCCGGCATCCTTTTCTTTTCGGTAAACTTCTATTCCGTCTACTGTTTCTATGCAATATCCGCTTCCACCTTTTATCACCTGGTCCGCATCAATACAATATTGGTAATCCGGCGTAAATGAAAATACTTTGCTCATATATACCCGGTCCATGTGTCCAGAAAACAAAGGTTCGTACCATTCCACCATGTCCCCGTTCTGCTTATGCCAGGCAGCCAATTTCATAAGCGGAATGTTTGGGTAATTATGCCCATCAACGGCAATTAGCCCTATTTTCATATTGTTTTCACTTTCTGCCCTGCTGCCACCTGGCCTATAATGCTTTCTGTGCTACCTCTGCCCGGTAAGGCTCCCCACCACGTTTCAATTCATTGTAGATAGTTGCCCTATGCACTCCCACTTCATCCGCAATAGCAGAAACCTTTACCCCTGCTGCGTGCATCCTCTCAATGGTCTGGCGGTCCGTGAAGTTCAGCCGTCTATTTCCTTTCCTCATGCCCTTTTATCTCCTTTCTAGTTTTGGTGAAATAAAAAAAGAGTGCCCACAAGAGTTTTTTAATTCTCTTGTAGCACTCTCTTATTTTCTGTTAAAAATAAGATGCTTTAGAGTATATTTCCCTTGTCGCATCTTATTTTACAATGAACCTTTGCATTTTGTCAATAGTTATGCAACAACTTTTTGAAAAAATTAGGCCAGTTTCTTGATTTCCTCTTCAAAGAGTTGGGCGGAAGTCTTAAACCCCAAAATCCCCCTGGGATAGTTGTTTATCCAGGTTTCTATATACTCTATGTCCTTATCCTGCTTTTCCTCGAAGTCCTCCCCTTTTGGTATATGGCGGCGGATAAGGCGGTTACTATTCTCGTTTGTGCCCCTCTCCCAACTGCTATATGGGTGACAATAGAAAAGAAAGGTCCGCTTTTCCCCATCATGCAAAACAGACCGTTCTAACCCCTCATAGTCCGCAAACTCCACCCCATTGTCCACGGTGATACTTCTAAAGACTTTAGGGAACATATCGCCCCATTTCCTTTCCAACCGGTCCAGGGCTTCCACTACGCTTGCCGCCTTTTGGTCTGGCATCTTAATGATGATTTCATCCCTGGTTTTACGTTCTGTTAATACAAGCATACATGACTTTGTAATGCCCTGCTTTCCCTTTACCGTGTCCATTTCCCAATGTCCAAAGGTTTCCCGGTCCTTTACTTCCTCCGGGCGGTTCTCTATGCTCTCCCCGGCGGATGCTCTTTTCTGCACCTTTACTTTCTTATTATGCTTTTTCCTCTTCCCTTTTATCGGCAGGTCCTTATTGGTTAATTTTAAGAAAATACCATTGTCTATATATCTATATAAAGTCCTCACACTGATAGAGGTCTTAAACTCAATCCCACTTTGGGTTACTGCTGCCAATGCGGCTTCCGGGCTATACTTATCGTTTACAATCTTATCCTCTATGTATTCAGCTAAAGGCATATCATTCCCAATTTTAAGACTGCGCCCCTTTCCCTGGGCGTTCCAATCATGGTTCTTTTGCCCCAAATCGCTGCTATACCTCACTTCCTCGGTATAGTCACTATTTCTATGGGTATATTCTCCCCTTTTCATTTCCCGGTATATGGTGCTTCTATGAACGTGCAAATACGCCGCAACCTCCGTTACCTTATGGCCGGAATTAAGCATTGTTTCCATCTTTATCCTATCATTTTTAGTTAAATGCTTCCCCATGAAATCCATCCCTCCAAAAGAAACGGACACGGAAAGAATCCGTGCCGTCCAATGTCCTATTTTTTTACATCCTCTTTAATCTCTTCCCGGTAAGTGATTTCAATGGTGATGCAAAACGCATCTTCTAACGAATCATAAAAATATTTGTCCCTGCCGCTGTCATATCGTACTATTTTATAATTTCCGCCGGAAACCTCCGCTTCAATCTTCTGGATAGTTCCGCTTTCTATCAGCTTTTTTACCTTTGCCCTGCTGCCTTTCTTTATTTCTCCAATACATACATCACCCATAAAGGCTTGAATAGGTTCTACCCCCCCCCGAACAAAAGTTCTATTTTTCCGCACAATTCATATTCATAGATTTTTTCATCTTCCAGGCCGCTTTCTATGATTTCCTTTTTGGAAAGTTTATAGTCCTCGTTTTCCTCCACAAGTTCCATAATATCTTTCATGTGGGCTTCTACATTATCCAGTTTATGCCGCTGTGTCTTGATTATCCCTTTCGGCCTTTTTGGCTCTTCCTGGGGCGGTGGTGTCGGTGTTGGCTCTTCCTGCTTTTTAGAGAATAGATTTTTTAAAATTCCCATGTTAAGTTCCTCCCTTTGCATGAATCTGTGATTTTGCATACCGCAAGCGGCCATCCGTCCGTATCACGCCCTACGGCTTTATAGGATGACTGCTTGCAATATACCGGGTGTTATCGTACAACCTTTTAAACGCCGGATAACTTCACCGGGGCGTGGCATGGTTTTCTAGTTCCCGGCCTACCTTGGAAGAATAGGCGTGTACGCTTCCCTGGTAGGTACTTTTTGCACCAGTGCAACCCATCAACAGTTTGTAGGGGCTTTGGACCCTCACGCCGCCCATGGTCAGCATGGCCGTTTTAGTTGCTCCCGGCGGCTGTCCTGCTGCCGGGGCGGCATCTTAAACCAGGCCCATCCTTGCATCAATGGCCTGGGTGATATATTGACTTACACTTTGTCCTGCTGCCGCTGCGGCTTCCGTTATGACCGCCTTTTTCCCTTTCGGAACCTTAATTTCTATACGGTCATAGTTTTTCTTGTTAAATTCATTCTGATAAGCAATCTGGTTAAACTCTCCGCTTTTTGCTCTTGGCATACGTCCCAACCTTTCTTCCGGCAAATTCACGCTTCCTTTCCCTTGCCAAATAGTGTATAATTGCACTTAGCAGATTGGGCGGCTTTGGCAAGTCCACCGCCCTTTCTGGTTCCCTTTGGTCTTACTTGTTAAGTAAGGCTTTTACTTTTTCCTTTGCTTCCGCAAGGTCTTTACAGTCATTCAAGATTTCAAGAATCTTTCTTGTTTGGTTTTCCTCAACGACTTCTTTTAACAGTTCGCTTGTGTTCATTTCTTCGTCCATATGCTCTTCCTTTCTATGCTTGCCCATGTATTTGTTAAGTATCTCCCTTAACTGTCTTTATTATATAACATATGTCGGCATATGTCAACACATATTCCGACATATTCCTAAAAATTTTTCACGAAAAAGGAACACGCCTATTTTGACGTGTTCCCTATCTTGTGACATATCATTATTCCTTGCTTTGGCCTTGTTTATCTCCAAAAGGCGGTTGTTTTACAGATTATTTCAATAACCCGTTTACCTTATCCTGGACGGCCCGGTAATCATACCCGGCGGCTTCCAGGCGTTTCTTTCTCTCTGTTCCATTTCCCCATTTCCCGGCAATCACTTCCTTTGCAACTTCCGTCACGCTCTTTGTGGGTTTTTCTTTCCCTTTCAGTAAAGCGTTTACCTGGTCCTGGACGGCCTGGTAACTATACCCGGCAGCTTCCAGGCGTTTCTTGCGTTCTTCACCGTTTCCCCATGCTCCGGCAATCACTTCCTTTACAACGGCGGCCACGGTCTTTGCTCCGCTTCCGGCGGCATCCGCTCCGCTTTCCTTGGCATACCTGGGAACGCCATATCCCCTTATGTAACGGCTATCCACGGCCAGGACCCGGCGGCCAACTGCATTGTTTTTATTGCCCTCAATGACGGTAATCTTTCCGCCCTCCACGCTCTCAACAATTCCCACATGGTCCGGCCATCCCGTGCAATCCCCGGCCCCGGAATCGTCCCAATCATAGAAAATCACATCCCCAGGGGACGGCGTTCTGCTATCGCTTTCCTGCCATTCCCCCTTGGCACGGAATAATTCTATCATCTGGCCGCATCCGCACTCGGTTGGGATAATTTCCGTCAAGCCGCATTTTATAGCAACGGCAGAAACAAAGGTTGCACACCAGGCATCCGTATACTTTACCCTGTAACCCCTAGCAAGCGGCGTGTGGCCGTTGTATACGTCTATGATTCCCTTGTGGGTCCCGTCCGCTTCATTCCTGCCAATCCATTCCCTTGCCTGGGCCAGTGCGGCACTTGCTGTCTTTGCCATTCCCATTTCCCCTTTCACGTCATATTGCCGTAAATCATACTGTGAAACAATCCGCATGATATTTTCCACATACTTGCTGCTTGTGGCGTACCCGTCCGCCTTGATTGTTTCCAGGTATTCCGCCGGGTCCGTAATGCCTTTAAGGTTCTGGTATCTTTCCAGTTGGATGAAATCAAAATACCCTTTCACGCCCTCTTCCATGCTGCCATATACCCGGAAATTGTCCTTAATCTGCGTAAGGGTTCCCGGCGTGTACTCTTCCATAGTTTTAAGGTTTACGCTTTTCCCGGTCCACCTTGTCCCACATTTCAGCCCAAAATAATTATGGTACACCGCCGCCAGGCGGCTTTCCCCCCATCCGCTTTCCAGGACTGCCTGGGCTATAATGGGGCTGTGTACTGCAATCCCATGGGCGGCGGCGTATTTCTGCACATACCCGGCAATCTTTTTGATGAAATCCTGCTTTTCCATTCCTTACACTTCCTTTTCCGCATCCTCGATTTCCACGCCTACTTCAATCCCGGCGTTGGCCGAATCCGTCAAACCCTCTCCAATGATATAGGCCACAACGGATGCCCCGGCCATGATAAGTGCCGTTACCTGGGCGGCGGTGTTTTCCGTCCCTCCCGTGGCAACAATCATCATGGAAACAAAGGAAGCTGCCGCCGTCCACAACTTACGGCTTGTAAGTTTCCTTACCCAATTTACATTTTTCATTGTCTGTTTCTCCTCGCTTTTCTTTTATTTCCAAACCCTTTTTGGGTGTGGATTCCTTTTAATAAATCCCCCGGATGCCCTGCTCCGTTAAGAAGTCCTTTTGTTCATGCTTTATTTCCCTGGCATACTGCAGGGCGGCTTCCGTTTCCCCGTTTGCGTGCCCGTTCTTTAGGGCCGTGGCGGTTGCTTCCCCCAGTGAGATTGATGCCATCACGCTTTTAATGATTAATACTTCGCTTTTCTCCCGGATTTTTTCTTTTTCCTCCGTTTCTTTCTGCTGCTTCTTGATTTTCTCTTCAATGAGCCAAAAGCAGAAACCAGTTACCGCACTCGGAATACTCATTGCAAGAATCAGTGTTTGTAAGTCCATTTCCTTACCCTCCATAAATAGCTTTATCCGTATCATACCGCCCATGGCGTTCAAATTCTGACCCACTTATGCCGGAACCAAAAGGCCGCTTTCCCTCTGCTCCCACTCCCAAAACAGCAATTCATATTCTATGGCCTTTGTAACGTGGTAGGTGTCGGCGTGCCCCATGTGTCCCAGGCGGCTTTTATATTTCCGCTCAAAAGCTTCACGGTCTAGTTCCCCGGCTTCCAGGTGCTTCACGTCATTTTTCAGCCGCCGGACGGATGCCTTTCTGACTTTCCTATATTCCGGGTGGTGGATATAGCCGCAAAAATCAATTCCATTTCCGGCATACAGAATGGTGCTTTTGGGATTCACATGCAATTTCATTTCCTCTTCCAAAAATTCTTCAATCCGTTTCACCCATTCCTTTAGCTGTGCCAGGTCCGGGGAAAGGATGATAAAATCATCCATGTATCGGATATAATACTTGATGTGCAAGGTATGTTTCACGAACTTGTCCAGGCGGTTCCCGTACACATTGGCAAATAGTTGTGATGTAAGATTTCCCACGGGGATGCCCACGCCGTCCGGCAATATCCCGTTCTTGTCAATGATATTATCCATAAGATAAAGGGCTTTCCTGTCCCCTATGTACCGCCTATTTTCCGTTTTCAATTTTTCATGCGGAATGGATGCAAAGTATTTGCTTATGTCCCCTTTATAGCCGTATAGCCGCAATGCCGCAATTATCATTAGTTCATACATCCATTGGTATAATTGGTCACTTGCGGCGTGCATCCCTTTCCCCTCACGGCACGCATAAGAATGGGTATAGAACCTTTGTTCAAATACCGGCCCAATGGCATTTACAATCATGTGCTGCACCACTCTGTCATAGAACGGCAACGCCATGATAAGCCGTTCCTTTGGCTCCCACACCTTGAAAACGGTATATTCCCCCTGCTTATAGGTGAGGTTCTCCAATTCCTCACACGCCCTAAATAGTTCATCCTCCTTTGACATGGAAAATGCCAATACCTCTTCATGGAACCGCTTGTTTGCTGCGGCTTTCTTGAATGATGTATTGGCATTGTCAAAGGTATACATTTTTTCATGTAACCCTTTAACTGTTTTCATTCATTTTGCCCTACCAATTTTCAAATATTCTTCTACTCAAAAGGCGGTGCCTTTTCTATTTTGTCCGGACAAGACGCCGGAACGGGAAAACCGTCTGACTTATCAGAATGATTGATAAATCTTGCTAGTAGCCCATAGGCCCCTAAGTCTGCAAAGTCGATTAGTCACACACGCACCACACGCCAATGTTCGTGTTCACGTTCCACGGAACATTGTTGCAATTGACGGCCCGTGAACCGCAATGCACGCCGTTGTTCCAATTGCCGCCGCCAATGAGGGCGTGCAAGCCCGGCCAGGTGCGAATTAACAGTTTCCCCATATTTTATTTATTATTTCCATTTTCCGTCTTTCACGGCTCCGATAATGCCGCCCAATATCTTCCCTACCTCTGCCAGTTTCCGGCTTGCCACTTCGTATCGGTGTTTGTTCACCGCCGAATATTTCAAGTCAAACGCAAGCCGAATCAGCACCCGTATAAATTCCAGTTCCACGTCCGCCGCATATATATGGCTTTTCGTTCCCGTCTTTCTGAATCGTATTATGTCCTTTACCAGTTCAAAAAGTGACTGCTTTATGTATAGCTGCAATGCGAACTTTTCAAACTTCGGAAGCTGTCCTAAGATTGGAAAGATATAAACCAGGAAATCATAAACTTTTTGGAATAGTTTCATACTTTCCATGAAACCGTTTGTTTGCTTGTTTTCTGTTTCTTTTTCTTGGGCCATTTCTCCATCCCTTTACAAGTCGGGGTTGGGCTTTCGCCCACCCCAACAGATTTACAGACTGTCACACACGCACCACACGCCAACGCTCGTGCCCACGTTCCACGGAACATTGCCGCAATTGACGGCCCGTGAACCGCAACGCACGCCGCCGCTCCAACAGCCGCCGCCAATGAGGGCGCGCAAGCCCGTACTATTCGCCATATACGCCTGGCCGTAACCGCTGCCTAACACATTATGCCACGCCCAGGATGCCCCCGTTGGGTCATGTAACAGTTCAACCAACCATTTCCACACGTTCCCCACCAGGTCGCATATATTTAAGGCACTCACGGCGTTTGCAATGTTCCCAACGGCGGTTCTTGCCTTGTTGGCGGTTGCTGTCCACCCGTTTGTGTTGGAATCATCCAACCCCTGGGGGCTTCCGTCTGCTGCCACGGTAAATTCCATGTAATCCGGCAGACGCTTCCCCACACGCCTTGCCCTTTCCCCTGCAATATACCAGTTAAGGCCCTCCGTACCCGTGATAGGCGTGCCGCAATAGACAGACTGTAATCCATTGGCCCCGTCATCACTGGAAAGGTAGATGTCACCCCATAAAGCGTTCCCCAGGTATACCATGCCGGACGGGTCACATTTAGGGCGGTGCTTCGTTGTCCATACAGAATTGGGGATAATGTCCACACGGGTATTCCCCTCCCATCCGGCACCCCTTACCGCCCCGGATGTATTGATTGGCCTGCCGTATTCGTCCGTATTCCTCACACGGCCATAATGGAATCCGCCAATCTTCCGGGTGTTGGTATCGTCCCATCCCTCGCCGTCCGGGAACGTGGAATTTAAGGAAATCAAATACTGTTCGTCCTGGTCATCCGTTCCCGGGTCACAAATATAGATATAATAATCATTGCCATGTGCAAAATCGCTTCCCTGGTCCAGATTTTCCTTTGTAAGTATGGTTTCCGCCGTCTTGAACACGGACGTTTCACCCACCGCAATCACGCATCCGCCAATGACTGTGATTTCTCCCCGTCCGCTGTACTGGATGTACGCCTTGTCCGGGGCCACAATATCAGAAATGGCCGCCATCTTTGCAACGGTAATCTTCGCCCGTTCATCCAACATATTTTCATCATACACAAATAATCTGCTCACGCTTCCAATTCTCCTTTCATTTCCTCTACTTCCTCCCTGGAAATCCCCATGCGGTCATAGAACGTCACCGCCGCCGGGATGCCGATTTCCGTTGTGCCGATATTCACGGCTTTGGAAAGGTTCAGTGTGGTGTGGGTTGTGGCGTTCTGCTGCCCTGCTGCCGCCTGGCCGCTTCCCGTGCCCTCCCTTGCCGCTTCCTGGCCCTCTGTGGCGGCGTTTTCCGTGTCGGTGGTATGTTTATCCACCTCCACCGTTTCAACGCTCTGTATGGTCGGATAAACCGCCCCGTTTTTGACCCTCTGCCCTGCTGCCGCTTCGGCACAAAACATGATTGTGACCGCCTTTCTGTCCTCTGACAGATTGATGACCGGGCACATAATCCAGTTCTGGTTTTCCAGTTTCGCCACGGCTTCCAACCAATCCGACTTTTTAAGGCTCCCTTTCTTCGCCATCTTGAACGTGTTTACCAGGTCCGACTTTGTTTTGATTACTTTAGGAAATC